TTGGCGTGGGCAGATCACAAGATGAAGCCATAAATCATGACCAGATGGTCAAAATTGTAGTTGATGCACTCGAAAAAGAAAAAACCCGAGAGAATCCCGATGATTCAGAGGGCGAAGAACAAGAAGAACAAGCGGAGGATCCGATGATTGACCCGCAACTGTCAAGAAAAGTGGCTATCAAAGAAAAATTAATCATTATGGAGACAAAATAATGAAGACCAACGAATTGAAAGAAGCCCGCGCCTTGCTCGTAACTGAGCAGCGCCAGCTTGTTGACCTTGCGGACACCGAAAAACGGGATTTTACCGCAGAAGAGACAGAAAAGTACGAAAAGATTGATGTGGATTTTGATGACCTGACCACGCAGATAGTGGATGCTGAAAAACGTGATGCTGATAAAGTTGAACGTCTTCGTGCATTGGACGAACGGGAATCACTTTTTGATAAAAAAGACCCCGAACAAGAGGATAATACCGAAGAACGAATGGGCCTTTTCAACCGAGCGCTGGTTAACGGTGTTAGCTCCCTGTCAAGCACCGAGGTTCGGGCACTGTCAGCAGGCACAGACGTTGAAGGCGGGTATATTGTCGCTCCTGAGCAGTTTGTCAACAAGCTGATTAAAGGTGTGGACGATATGGTTTACATCCGGCAAAAGGCAACGGTTATTCCGGTGGCTATGGCCACAGAACTTGGCGTGCCGACACTTGAGGCAGACCCGGACGATGCCGACTGGACAACCGAACTCGGGACAGGTAGCGAAGATTCCACCATGTCTTTCGGCAAACGGTCCTTGAAACCCAGACCTGTCGCAAAAAGAGTGAAAATCTCTGAACAACTCCTCCGGCAAGCACTGCAGTCAGCAGACTCATTGGTGCGAAGCAGACTTGAGTATAAGTTTGCAATCACACACGAGAAAGCATTTCTCACCGGTACCGGTTCCAGTCAACCTTTGGGGATTTTTACCGCATCCGACAACGGTATTACCACATCCCGGGACGTTTCCACCGATAATACCACCACCACCATCAAAGCAGACGGGCTTATTAATACCAAATATGCCTTGAAAGCACAGTATCACAAAACAGCCGAGTGGATTTTTCACCGTGACGCCGTGAAAATGATTAGAAAGCTGAAAGACGGTAATGGTGATTACATTTGGAAACAGGGCCTTGCCGACAAAAGCGATACTATCCTTGAACTGCCATATTCTATGTCCGAATATGCACCGCACACTTTTACTACCGGGCTGTATGTGGGTATTCTGGGCGATCTTTCTTTTTACTGGATCGCCGATGCTCTGGATATGCGGATTAAAGTTCTCAATGAGCTTTACGCAGAGACAGGTCAAATTGGATACATCGGCCGGATGGAATCAGATGGGCAGCCGGTAATGGCTGAAGCATTTGCCCGCGTAACGCTGGCATAAGGGAGATAAAAAAATGAATTTTCAAACAGATGAAGAAGTCAGAGAATGCCTGGCAGCGATCACGGCTGCAAGCAACACTGATAGCAACACAGATATTATTGACATGAGTGGGTACACCGGGGCTACATTTATTGTGCCTATTACAGACTCGGTAGATACCGGGGTGGCCACCATGACAATCGAACAAAGCACTGCCAACGCAGATGGAGCTATGGCGGCGCTTTCGGGGGCCACAGCCACAGCAACCAGCGCGGCTAATGACGATCTGAATAATACTCTTTTGATGATCACTATTGACCATCCTAAAGAGAGATATATCCAGGCAGTCCTCACCTCCGCCATTGCCAATATTGCCTATGGAAACACCATTGTGATTCTGCATGGTGCTACACATCTGCCAGTATCTGAACACGCATCAATCCAGGCCGGGACTTTTGTGATTTCACCTGCTGAAGCATAAACCGTTTCTTAAATGAATACTCCGGGGGAGCGATCCTCCGGGGGCAACCAACGGAGAATTGAAAAATGAGTTACGAACCCAAAGTTTACCGGGAGCAGGGCGGAGATAAGATTGTTGTAGCATCAGGCGGAGAAATCAACATCGAATCCGGCGGAACAGTCACAGCCGACGGCACCCAGGCAAGCACCATTGCCGACGCGGCTGTAAATCTCAAAACCGATTACGCAGTAGATGACATTGACGACGCAGGGACCATTGACGGAACAGAAATTGCTGTTGTCCTCAATCTTATCACAGCAGCATATAACGACCTGGCGACCAAACACAATACACTCCTTGCGGCCATCGAAGGCGTAGGTATACTGGCCACAGAATAAGGGGGATTAAATGGCTGATGCCATAGTGGTAAAAAAAGAAGAATCCGCATCATGGGTGAAAAAAGTAAAGTTCACCATCACCAGCGCCACCGATGGCACAGCCACTGCCACCACCGCCGAAAGTTACACCGGTGAAATTCTCCGGCTTGTTGTTGACCCAAACACCGGAGCCGACCAGCCCACCAACGCCTTTGATGTGGCTATTAATGATGAAGATAATTACGACATTCTGGCCGGGCAAGGCACTGATTTGAGTAGCTCAGCCACTACGACGGTTGTGGCCAGCATGGGGTGTGTGGCGAATGACGTTTTGGCACTGGCTGTAACCGGCATGGGTGCAGCAAAAAAAGCAGATGTAATTCTTTATATGAGGTGATATGAGACTCCAGATAAAAACCCAGCCATCTGAGGAGCCAATTACAACAACAGAGGCGAAGACTCATCTCCACATGGACGCAGACCAGACAGCAGAAGACACTCTTCTGGACAGTCTGATTATTGCGGCCAGATCCTACGTTGAACAGTACACGGGCCGGGCGTTGGTGACTCAAACTTGGTACGGGTATCTGGATCAGTTCCCCGGGAAGGATCATATCAATATCCCATTTGGAAATCTTGACTCCGTAACCTCCGTGAAAACAATAGATTCAGTGGGAAACGAAACTACTTTGACGGTCACGACGCAATACCTTGTTGACTCAGATTCTGAGCCCGGGCGGGTAGTCCTCCCCTACTCGGTTTCGTGGCCGTCTATTACCCCATACCCTGTCAATCCTATTGTGATTGAGTTTGTTTGTGGATATGGCCTTGCAGTGGCTGTGCCAGATGGGTTAAAATCAGCCATGAAATTAATCGTTGGGGATTTATACGAACACCGTGAATCCCAAATTGAGACCGGGAATTTTCAAGTTAACGAAACGGTGCATAATCTAATGTTCCCATACCGACTATGGGATAATTATTGATAGAGAGGGATAAATGGCTTTAGTAAAAAATTTCAATGTGGCAATAAATTCATCCACATACACATCCATAAACGCCCCCGCTGGGCTGAAAAAACTGAAAGCGTTCATTCTTCAAACTGCTGATCAATCAGGTTTTTACATATCCCATGATGGGGGTACGACTGAAACTTATTTTCCATCCGGGTCAGTCGGAATGAGTTTCGGCAAATCGTTGGTAATCGGTGACGGAACCGTGGAAATTGTCAGCGTGAAAGGGTCCACATCCACAAATATTGGCGGGTTGGCCCAATAACCATGGAACGGGTTTTAAAGAAGAATAAACTCTTGATTTAAAAAAAAATGGACAAAAAGAATTTATGAAATCCGGTGATCTAAAAAAAGTTATCTCAATTCAGGAACAAAAAACTGTGTCAGATGGCATGGGAGGTGAAACCGTTACCTGGGTGGATCATATCACCGGTACCGCCATAACCGCACCAATATGGGCAGCTATATGGCCAGTTTCGGCAAAGCAGCAGATCGAAGGCATGCAGGAACAAGGCACCATAACTCACCGTATCCGAATACGATATAGAACAGGGATTGACGCAGGAATGAGGGTAAGGTACGGGGCCAAGATTTTTAATATCACGGGGCCACCGATTAACCCGGGTGCTGAAAATAAAATGCTTGAAATACTTGTTAAGGAGGCGGTGGCATGAAAAATTTATCAACCGCAATTTACACAATGGCTTCCACATCCGGCGCATTTTGGACAAGCATAGGTGGGAGGTTTTACAAAGCCGTTGCACCATCTGGGGCCGTCTATCCATACGTTGTTTACAGTATGATTTATAACAACAACGACGGAACTTTTCATGAAGATATTGAAGATTGCCTGTTTCAGTTCTCCATTTTTTCCTCAGATAATTCCAGCCTTGAAGTTGAAAATCTTTACACAGCAATGAAAGCGGTTTTTGATAAATGTCAACTTTCTATAACTGGAAACACGGCACTTCACATGCTTAGAAATTCGGCAACACTGATCCAGGATGAACTTGAAAATCCCAATGGAACCGGGTGGGTATGGCATTATGCCGTTGACTATAACATTATGATGCAGGCAAATTAAGAGGGAGGCTTAAAGTATGGAAAAGTATTTGGTGAATAACGAAATTGAATGGAGGGGTTTAGTGTCCGGTGATGAAGGGCGCAATCTGGGTATCTGCATTGAAAAACCGAAACACTTCCCTTGTATGGCAATTATCGCATACGCTGGGGAAGGCTGGGATGAGATAGACTATTGCTTCCCTGAGCATTTCACTGTCGGTGATGACATATGTTAAGTATCGTCATACCAGTATATAACCAGCACGAGATGACTAATCAGTGCCTTGAGTCAATCAAGGCCAATACCAAAGATTACGAAATTATTGTTGTTGATAATGGGAGTAGTCCAAGGTTTTTACGAGATAAAGAGATTGAGGTGACCACCATGGATATGGGTTGCCGGGAGTTTATCACAAATGAAAAGTACCTTGTAATCCGCAACGAAGAAAATCAGGGTTTC